GTGCACTTATTGGTGCGTCATACGGAAAACTGCGTGCAGTTGCAGCCGATTATGGTATTGAACTAACACATACTGATTTGCTTAACCGTTCACGCAAGGCTGTAAAACCAGGTAGCGTAACCACTGGTATTAGTCCTGATGCTATGGCAACTGGCTTAGAGCAAGAGGCTAACAGCATTAAGCAGGCAGCCAAGATTAAGTTTAAGACCCTTGCTCCATACATTGACCAGGGTTTAAAGGTTACTGATATTGCATCTAACTTCCAACGCATAAAAGAAAATGAATACGGGTTAGTTGATAATACAGTAAACATCTATGACCCTGATGTACAGAGTGCAATTAGCGGAGACAAGATTTATTCTAACAATGACTTTATTCTTGGAGTACGTTCTAAACCAGAATGGCGTAAGACGCCAAAGGCTAACGAAATGGCAGCATCTTTTATTAATACAATACTTAAGAGTTGGGGCAAGGTAGGATAATGGCATCACCTAAACCAACACCAAAGCCAACACCTGTTGTTTACAAAAGCGCTGATGCTGCTAGAGCAGCAGCAACTGCTCCTAAGCCTGCTCCTAAACCTACTCCTAAGCCAACGCCTTCACCTTCGGCTCAAGCAAAACCTACGCCACCACCTTCTAACTCTGCATCTGTTGCTGCAAAAGCAAAAGCACAGATTGCTGAATTACAGGCAAGGGCTGATGCAATTGCAAGAGAACAAGCAGCGGCAAAAACTGCTGCTGCTGCTGAACTTGCGGCTGCAAAAACAGCACAGACTGAACAGTATGCTGCTAACCAAAAATTGGCTAAAGAACTTGGGCGTACATTTGACCCTAAGACTGGCAAAATTGGTGGACCAGTTAAGACTACTACCGCTACTACTAGTGACCCAAATAAAAACAAAACAGTTGTAGATGTATTTGAAGACCCTATAACAGGTGACATATACCAAGTATGGTCAGATGGTTCAAGAACCTTAATGTCTAAAGGAACTAGACAAGCAGACGATGCTGCTGCTGAGGCTAAAGAACGTTATAATGCAGAGCAGGCAGCGCTTGCAAAGCAAGCAGCCGAACAAGCAGAAAAACGTGATGCGTTTGCGTTGATACAAGACACCATGCGTTCATATGGATTTACAGATGCTGAGTTATCAGAACTATCTGGATATATTCAGAAGGCAATTATTGACCCTAACTTAGGACCAAACGCCGCTATACTTGGTATGCGTAATCTTGGTGTATACAAGCAACGATTCTTTGGTAACGAAGAACGTGTTAAAAAAGGACTTAATGCTTTATCAGAAGGTGAATACCTTCAGCAAGAAAAAGATTACGGACAGTACTTTAAAGAGTACGGCGTACAAGACCTTGCTACTAGAGTTCAAATGGCTACTCTTATTGGTAATGACGTTTCAGCACTTGAGGCTAAGAACCGCATTGGGCTAGCAGTAGACCGCGTTAAGAATGCTGACCCTACAATTATGTCAGAGTTAAAGACTTACTATCCAACTATTAATGACAAAGATTTAGTTTCATATTTCCTTAATCCAGTTCAGGCTTTGCCTGACTTGAAACGTAAGGTCACTGCATCCGAAATTGGTGCTGCTGCAATTGGTCAAGGATTTAAGGGTGCTACTGATGCATTAGGTCTTGCTGATTACGGTGTTGACCGTGCTACTGCACTTGCAGGTTACGCAGACATTAAAAACGTATTGCCTGTATCTGAAAAACTTAGTGACATCTATCAAGAAGCGGGTATTGATTATACCCAACAGACTGGTGAGGCTGAGTTCTTAAAGCAGAACCAAGATGCAGCAGAAAAACGTAGACGTTTAAAATCTATGGAACGAGGCTCTTTTAGTGGAAGCACAGGCATGACCGATAATCAAGGTCTTGAACAATCTACACAAGGTAGATTCTAACTAACATCCCGAACGGACCGACCAGCCCCGTACGGCGTAACAGACTGGGAGTAGAAGCCAACATAGTTTCCCCGAACTGTGTTGTGGTCTGCGATTCAACTAATGAAGAATGGGAGAACGGTTGCTATGACCAACCAATACTGGGACGACGAAGAAGATGAAGTAGATACAACTCCATTGAGCGACAGCGATGCAATGAAACAATTGCGTAAGGCTAAGCGCTCAGATGAGAAGCGTATTAAAGAACTCACAGAAAAACTTGAAGCCTTTGATAAGGCTCAACGTGAGACCGTCATCAAGAAAGTCCTAGAAGATAAAGGCGTAAGTCCAAAGGCTGCACGTCTGATTGTCCGTGAACTAGAAGGCGACATTACAGAAGATTCAGTTTCTAACTGGGTTGATGATAACGCTGAAGTATTCGGACTACAGATTCAGCAGCAACAGACGCCTGAAAGAACATTGGACCGTGCGGCACTACGCCAGCAGGACATTGTTACTCAGCAGGCGTTTACGCCTGACCGTGCAGATGACACATTGCTACGTCTTAACAACGCTCAAAGCGCTGATGAGATTATTGCAATGATTCAATCTGGCGAATTTCAGTAAAACTCAACCGAACTAAACCCTCAGAAGGAGGTGCAATAAATGGCTAATGCATATGTATCTACCGCTTCCAACTCGCTTGGAGGTACAGTAGGCGCAGCAGGTCTCGTCCAGAAGGCTTACGACCGTCTGATTGAGTTCGCACTCCGTGCGCAACCACTCATTCGCTCAGTCGCGGATAAGACTCCAGCCCGTCAAAGCATCCCTGGTTCATCAGTTGTCTTGCAGCGTTACGTTGACTTGACACAGCAAACTGCTTCTCTTACAGAAACAGTTGACCCAGATGCTGTAGCAATGGCTACACCAACATACACCACAATCACTCTAGTTGAGCGTGGTAACGCAGTACTTGTAACACGTGCGTTGGAACTATTCTCTCTTGCAGATGTAGACCCAGCAATCGCTAACATCATTGCGTTTAACATGGCAGACTCAATTGACACAGTAGCGCAGAATGTTCTCGCTGACCGTGCATCAGGTTCTATCATTAACGGCACAGCGAACACAGGTTCAACCAATGTTCTCTATGGCGGAACAGCAACAACATCAGGTTCACTTACATCTTCAGATGTTTTCACATCTGCTCTTGCACGTAAGACAACTGCTAAGTTGCGTTCAAACAAGGCTATCCCACGTAAGGGTTCACTTTACTGGGGTGGTATCCACCCTGAGGTTGCCCTTGACCTACGCGCCGAAACAGGCGTTGGTTCATGGCGTCAGCCACATGAGTACCAGTCAAATGAAAACATTTGGGCTGGAGAACTCGGTACATACGAAGGTGCATTCTACGTAGAATCACCACGTTTGTTCTCTGACAAGACAGGTGCTGACCGCACTACATCAGGTACTACTGCTTCTGCTACATCAGCATCAGCAGCAACTGTAATCACATTTACATCTACATCAGGTCTAAATGTTGGTGACAAGGTATCTGGTACAGGTATTGCAACAGGCGCAAAGGTAACTGCTATTGATGGAACATCAGTAACAGTATCTATTGCTAACACTGCTGCTGTAACAGCAACAACTGCTATCACAATCACTCCAGTAACAAAGGTGTTCAACACCTACTTTGCTGGACAGCAAGCACTTGCTGAAGCGGTTGCTGAAGAGCCACATGTTGTTATCGGACCAGTTGTTGACAAGTTAATGCGTCACCGTCCACTTGGATGGTACGGCGTACTTGGTCACGCTATCTACCGTCAGGAAGCACTCTACCGTGTAGAGACTTCTTCATCGATTGACTTTGTGTAAACAATAGTTAACTGACAGCAGAGCAGGGGCAGCAATGTCCCTGCTTTGCGGTAAGTCAATTAAGGAGACTAATGACTACTTATATTTTAACCCCTCCAACGGAGGAGTACGGTCCAGCAGGCGGTGGACGTTTGTTTATTCGTTATCGCTTGACACGCGGTAAGAGTCTTATGCGCAATAACGGCATTTGGTCTGAAACAACTTTCCCTACAGAAGATGTAATTGCAGCAGCCGACATATTTTATGTAGGCGGACATGAATACGTTATACCTGAATATGTGTATAACGAACTAATTGCTCAAGGGTATGGAGCATACGTAAGGGCGGAGTAATGGACAAGTGTATTGAAGAGGGACATGCTGGCAAAGTAGTTAAAAGTGGCTACAAACTAGATAAAGGACAAATGCATTTTACGGTTAACCTTTGGGGTTGCATCCGTTGTGATGCTACATCAGAAACA